AATTAGATATTGATGAACTAAATGAAATGATTGAAGAACTTTGATTCGTTAATCTAGCAGTCCTTAGTAAGACTTTAAACTTCTAATCGTTAACCACTAACTAACACTTTATTTTTTTATTATGACACGCGAAATTGCACTTGGTCTTCTCTCACGCGGTAACAATGGCGCAGAACTATTGGAGATCCTTGATGTTATCGTATCTGACGTAAATGCACAGGAGGTTGATACTCAGGCAGATTGATATTAGACAATTAAAGTATAGCGGAGAGACTTAATGCCTCTCCGCTTTATTATACACGAACGAATGGCAATCTGTCAAGTCTATTCGTTAGTTTGGCAGTGTTTTGTGTCCGGTTTGTGATGGGGCCGCGGCGGCGTGTTATAAAAAAAGGAACCTTCCTAACCTACAGAGGTGACAAAACGAGAGCTCTATATAAAAAACGAAAAAAAAATTCCCAGGTATATAAAAAAATCCCCATGAGAAAAAAACGTCCTTATTGGTCTTTTTGGAAAGTAGTATTTGCAGGATGGTTAATAAGGTATCCAAGACAATGTAAGAGGATTATATTATTACCATTGGGGATATTAATTGTAGTAATATATAAAGCAATACAATGAAATGAATTTATGATAAATGAAAAGACATACCACATATATGCAAAGAAAGAATGTTTGTATTGTAATTTAAGTGAGAGTGAATTTAAAGTAAAATGGAATGAATTAAATGGAATGGTAGGACTACTGAATACTGATTATAATATTGATGATTTAACCTTCATCGAATTAAAACCTGGTATTGGAGGTAATAGTAGTAAAGAGTATAAGGAACCACATGGATCAGATTCTTATTAACGGAGTATTATTATGATGAATGCATTAAATGTAATAGGATTAGTAAGTATTATTTGTATATGTTATGGATCATATTTACTAGTGAGGTGGAATCCGCACTAGTAATTTTTTATTGACACGCTACATATATCAGTGTATAATTGAATTGAGGTATTTAAACAATTATGACAAAAGGATTTACTGTAAAGGCCAACCCACCAAAGGTTAAGAAAGCAGAGGAATGGGATTACGATGCTATTAAAGCACGTATGAAAGGAAAAGCAATTGTATTTTGTTTACCTGGAAGAGGAGTATCATATGTTTTTCTAAAGAACTTTGTACAACTATGTTTTGATCTTGTACAGAATCAGATGAGTATTCAGATCAGTCAAGATTACTCTAGTATGGTTAACTTTGCACGGTGTAAGTGTTTAGGTGCGAATGTATTGCGTGGACCAGATCAGATTCCATGGGATGGTAAACTAAAGTATGATTATCAGTTATGGATTGACTCGGATATTGTCTTTGATGTGAACAAGTTCTGGCAGTTATGTGATTTATCAGTACCAGCAGAAGCACAAGATGAAGAAACTGGTGAATGGAATGAGGAAGTACTTAAGGAACGTAGTATTACAGCAGGATGGTATGCAACAGAAGATGGAGTCACAACATCTGTCGCACACTGGTTAGAGGAAGATGATTTCCGCAAGAATGGTGGAGTAATGAATCATGAAACTGTTGAAAGTATTAGTAAGCGTAAGAAACCATTTACTGTTGATTATACTGGATTTGGGTGGGTAATGATTAAGAATGGAGTATTTGAACATCCTGAGATGAAGTATCCATGGTTTGCTCCTAAGATGCAAGAGTTTGAATCTGGTAAAGTAGCAGATATGTGTGGAGAGGATGTTAGTTTCTGTCTTGATGCTATTGAAGCTGGTATGGATATTCACTGCGATCCTCGTATTAGAGTAGGGCACGAAAAAACTCGCGTTATCTAGTATGATAGATCCAGATTATAGTAGATACTCAAATCATATGTTATGGAAAGAATCAGGTAAAATATTAACTGAACTTTCCAACCGTGATGAAATAGATTATGGTATATTAGATATTACATTAAATACACCTGAATTTAAAGATGAGTTATGGAAAATAGCAGAGGAAGTTCTTAGTGAACTTTCTCGTCGTGATAATACAACATACTTAGTAGAATCTAATCATGGTTTGGAAAAACGATTATGATATGGAAAAAGGTTAAAGACGATAATACATTATGGATGGAAGTAGCACAAAATCTATCTGAACTATCTCATAGAGATAAAGTACAGTATAGAGTTGCAGCGACTTCCGAATCAGTACAAAAAAAACTTGATTATTTAAATAAGGAGATTTAAATGGCACTTTACGGTAACAATAATGGTGATACAGTAGAACCAACGCCAAAGAAGACTAAACAAGGTGCTGGTAAACATACTAAGCATGCAGCAACCTCTCGCAACTTTAAACGTAAGAAGTATAGAGGACAAGGTAGATAATATAGAAATAGAGACTTCCTTTGGGAGGTCTTTTTTTATGCTTATAATTAGTAGTAATAATCATCATTATTAGAATAACATGGAAAAGAAAATGCTTAGAGAGATTGCTAATGATAAGCTTACTCCAAAAAAGAATGATTTTGAAAATAATGGAGAGTTATTTGAGAATCAGGAAGAAATAATCGATGAATGGAAGATTGATGGACCAGTACCTTTAGCTGAATACTAATTACTACTATAAATAAACCCAGAATATATAATCTATAGTTATAGGTACAAATGCCTTTACAAAGTGTAAGTCAAGGTTTTAGAGACATTAGTATGACGTTTGCTAAGCATCCTCTAACTAATGATTTAATCGCATTAAAAAATACCAATGCAATACAGAGATCTTTAAAAAATATTGTCTTTACTTATCCTGGTGAAAAATTTTTTGATCCTGAATTTGGATGTAAAGTATCAAGAATGCTTTTTGAGATTATAACACCACTTACTGCAAATAGAATTAAACGTGAAATAGAATATTCTATCGATAGATATGAACCAAGAGTATCATTAACTAAGGTAAAAGTGATTCCTAATTATGATAATAATGAATTTAATGTACTTATTGCATATGATATAATTGGAATTAATGTACCCGCGCAGCAATTAGATTTCGTGTTGCAATCAACGTCTCAATAAATGGCACTAATAAATTTCGCAAATCTGGATTTTGACCAGATAAAAACCACATTAGAGAATTATCTTAAAGATAATTCTACTTTTACCGATTATGACTTTGAAGGGTCTAATTTATCGACTATTCTTGATGTTTTAGCATATAATACTTACATCACTTCATATAATGCCAATATGGTAGCAAATGAAGTGTTTATTGATAGTGCTACATTACGAGAAAATGTAGTATCATTAGCGCGAAATATTGGTTATACACCAAAATCGCGGAAAGCTGCTCAAGCAACGGTTAGTTTTTTCATTGATACATCAGATATTATACCAAGCCCAGCAACAATTACATTAAAAGCAGGTCCAGTTGCAACATCTGCCGGCACTTTTGGTAATACATCCTTTGTTTTCTCAATTAAAGATGATATTACAGTACCTGTTGTTGATAATGAAGCAAATTTTGACTTAATTACACTTTATGAAGGAAGTCTTATTGAAGAATCTTACACTTATAACTCAAGAAATCCTAATCAAAGATTCTTAATCAATAATATTGGTTGTGATAGTGAATTAATTAATGTAACTGTAGGAATAAATGACTATACAGAGAAGCAAAAATATGCTTTTCAGAATAGTTTATTTTCTATTAATGAAAACTCTAGAGTTTTCTTCTTACAAGAAATTGAAGATGAAAGATATGAGGTTATTTTTGGTGATGGAGTATTTGGAAAGAACCTTTCTGAAGGTAATATAGTTGATATTAGTTATATTAAAACAAATGGAGATTCTGCAAACGGAATCTCACAATTTAGTTTTACTGGAAGACTAACTTATACGAGGAATAGTTCTGAGTATGTTGTAGAATCCGGCCTATCGATACTTTCAACAGATATAAGTGCATCTGGTGGAGAAACGATTGAAAGTGTTTCGTCTATTAAGAAGTATGCACCACGAATTTATGCTTCTCAAAATAGAGCAGTTAGTGCAAATGATTATGAAACATTAATTCCAGCAAGAATTTATGAAGAAACTGAATCAATCTCTGTATTTGGAGGTGAAGAACTGATTCCACCACAGTATGGGAAGGTTTTTATTAGTATTAAACCAAGAAGTGGTGAATTTTTACCTAATTTGATCAAAGAAAACATTAAGAGAGACCTTAAAAAGTATTCTGTTGCTGGAATTGTTCCAGAAATTCTTGATCTTAAGTATCTTTACCTTGAGGTATCTGCAAATGTTTACTATAATACAAACTTAGCACCTTCAGCGTCTAAGGTATCATCAATTATTCAAAATAATGTTACAAAATACGCCGAATCAAGTGAGTTAAATAAGTATGGTGCAAGATTTAAATATAGTAAATTCTTGAACACTATTGACAATAGTCATTCTTCTGTTATGTCAAATATCACAACAGTTGTAATGAGGAGAGATATCAGACCTGCTTTAAATGCAATTGCTGAATATCAAATTGGATTTGGTAATCAATTCCATATTAATAGTATGAGTGGTTACAATATAAAATCTTCAGCATTTAGAATTAATGGTATTCAAAGTGATGTTTATCTTTCTGACATTCCCAATACTAATCGGACATCAGGATCATTATTCTTATTTACTATTTCAAACCCATCATCAACAGATGCAACTATAGTTAGAAAAAATGTTGGTACTATTGATTATATTAGTGGTGTTATGACAATTAATCCTATTAACATTATTTCATCAGCAAAAACAAAAGATGGACAATCTATCATTGAAGTTTCTGCTGCACCACATTCAAATGATGTGATTGGATTGCAAGATTTATATTTGCAATTGGATATTGGTAATAGTGTATTTAATATGGTAATTGATCAAATATCATCTGGATTGGACCCATCAGCATCAAATTATATTGTTTCTTCCAGTTACAGTAACGGATATCTAGTAAGATCATAAAATGACACAAAGCAGAGTTCCATTTAACATTATCGTCAAGAATCAGTTGCCACAATTTGTGGAAACTGAATTTCCTCTTATTGGTGATTTTTTAGAGATTTATTATCGTTCTCAAGAATTTCAAGGTGCTTCTATTGATTTAATACAAAATATTGATCAATATGTTAAGTTAGATAATAATTCTAATACTACAGAGTCTACTTTATTATTAGGTGATATTGAACAATGGGATACAACTATCAATGTTTCCAATACACTTGGATTTCCTGATGAATATGGACTTATTAAAATTGATGATGAAATTATAACGTATAAATCAAAAACAGATATTTCTTTTATTGGATGTACTCGCGGGTTTAGTGGAATTTCTGATGATGAAAATGGAGATCTAATATTTACAGAGACTTTAGGCAATTCGCATAGTGCAAATTCAACTGTAGAAAATTTAAATACTCTCTTTTTAAAAGAATTTTTAAATAAAACAAAATATCAACTTCTTCCTGGACTTGAAAATAGAACTCTTTATGCAGATTTAAATAAAAATCTTTTTATTAAACAATCTAAAGATTTTTATAGTTCAAGAGGAACAAATCAATCTTTTAAAATACTTTTTAGAGCTTTATATGGTGTAGATGTAGATGTAATTAAACCAAGTGAAAATCTTATTTCACCTTCTGAACCACTCTATAAGATTACTAATGATATGGTTGTTGAACCCATATCTGGTGATGTGCAATCAATCGAAGGATATACTTTACTTCAACATTCCTACGAAGGTTTAATCGATAAAGCATATTCTCCAATTACTAGTGTTGAAAAAATACTTGTTGGTGGAGCATCGACAGATTATTATAAATTGCGTTCTGATGCATCTTTTAGTTCAAATAGTAGCAGTTTTGGTGGAGCAGAATATGGATCATTCACTCCTCACCCCAAAACAAAATGTATAGGAAAATATGGTGCAGATGATGCAACTATTGATGTAGATTCTACAGTAGGATTTCCAAATTCTGGTGAATTGTATATTAATTATAGTGATAGATCTGCAGGGATTGTTTCCTATACATCATCCTCATATAATCAATTTTATGGATGTACAGGAATAAAACAGAGTATTTTAGATAATACTACTGTTGGCATTAATACATTTGCAACCGTTACTCTTGCTGATGATAAAGTAGTTAAGATGAGAATATCATCTGTTTTGAGTGATATTAAGTATGATCAATCAAATTATTCTTATGAAAAAGATGATACTATTGAAATAAAAACTTTAGGAATTACTACTGCCGACGCATCATCCAATTCTTGGATTTTTAATGCTGCAACTTCTTATGAAATATCGACAATATCTTTAATTAATATAGCTGCTTCTAGATATAGAGTTACTTTTGAAAATGATCATATTTTTAGAATTGGTGATACGTTTACACTTACTTCATCTACTGGAGATGAACTGTTTGGAAAAGTTTATAGTATAAACACATCAAAAAATATTACAATAGGTGATCAAGGAACATTTGATGAATCACTTAAATATACTATTAAGAAGGATATATTAAAAGTAAATTCAACAAATTTTCCTACTGCTAATGTAATATCGGCAAACGTAACTTCTGCATATAAAGATGGTAATGATACATTAGTAGCAGCATCATCTATTCCCTATTATAAAGATCAGCAATTAAATGTTAAAAAGAACCTGATTAAATTTGAAGGAACATTTAGTGGAGATACTTTTCAAGTTCTTCCAACAGGTGACCATGGTTTTTATACTGGAGATATTGTATACTATACTCCACAAACTGTCACACAAACAGTAGAAGATGCTGATGGTATTGAAACAGAAGAAACAATATCTTTAACTGGTATTTCTGATGAGGGAATTTACTTTGTAAAAAGATTATCAGATACAACATCATTAAAGTTAGCGAGAAGTAGATCAGAACTCTATAATGAAGATTATATAACAACAGAACCTATTACAATAACTGATAATACTATTGAATTTTATAAGTTTCGTGGTCAAGAATTAGAAAATCATAAGTTACTTAGAAAAATACAGGATCCAAGTGATGTAGGAGGATTAATTGAAACAGAACCTGGAGTTGCTTCGGGTATTTTGGTAAATGGAGTTGAAATTTTAAATTATAAATCAACAGATAGTATATACTATGGAAGAATAGAAAATATTTCTGTTGATGGCGGCGGATCTGGATATAATGTAATAACTCCACCCGATTTTAATATTTCTGACCCAGCAGGTGTTGGTGCTACAGCAAATGTTGCTATAAGAGGAACATTTGAAGAAATTAGAGTTATTGATGGTGGATTTGATTATATAGAAAAACCTACAATTAAAATTAGTGGTGGAAATGGTATAGGCGCAAAAGCAGAGGTAAATCTTAAATTAGTTGATCATGAAGTTGATTTTAATTCAGATGAAAGTTTTGGATTAGTAGATCTTACTAATAATATTATTGCTTTTAGTACATATCACAAGTTTAGAGATTATGAACATGTAATCTATAAAACAAATAATCAAGATGTTATTGTTGGATTGACCACAGAGGCAGAATATTTTGTTGATGTTCAAGATACGACTAGTGTAAAACTTTATAAAACAAAAGATGAGGCTGTAGTAGGAATTAATACTATATCACTTACTGGTTATGGATCTGGTAGGCATGCATTTACTTCTGTATCTAAAAAATCAGTTGTTAGTTCAATTAATATTGTTAATGGAGGTTCTGGATATGAAAATAAAAAGACTACTGTTGTTGGATTATCTACTGCGCTTGATCAAATAACTGTAGAAAATCATGGATATAACTCTGGAGAATTGATAAATTATTCCACAGAAGGAACAGCAATTGGTGGATTAACTTCTGGAACAGATTATTATATAACAAAACTTGATAAGGATACATTCAAATTATC